AAAATTTTAAAAGATAAAAATTTAGTAGAGCAATTTGAATCAATTTTAAAAACTTATAAACTTTATTATAAAAAAGATTATAGAAATCGAGTAGAAACAATGGGTAAAATGTTATACTTGTTAAAAAAAGAAAACGATAATTGGACAATAAATTATTGGAAAGGCTTTATTAAACATGTATAAATTAACAATTAGAGGAATTTGTGCAATGGCAAATTCTAATGCAAAAAGACGAAGTAAGAAAAAACATTTACCTTATAATTTAAGCACTAATTATTTGCAATCAATTTTTCCAAAAGATTTTATATGCCCAATATTAAAATATAAAATGATTGTAAATAAAAAACAAGTAGGTAAACTTAGCCCGACATTAGACAGAATTAATCCAAGGCTAGGCTATGTTAAAGGCAATGTTGAATTTGTATGTATGCTAGCTAATCATATGATGAGCAATGCAAATGGAAATGATTTAAAACGATTTAGTAAATGGATTAATAATAGATATAGAAGAGAAGGAAATAATAATGACAAAAAATACATTTATAAAACACACGGAGTGCAGCTCATGTGGAAGTTCTGATGCAAATGCAGTATATTCTGATGGGTCTACTTATTGCTTTAGTTGTAAAAAAAGTACTCAAGCCGGAAGCCATGATATAATACCTGAGTTTAATGTTGTTCAAACACAATTAAGCTTAGAAGAAATTGCTTTACTTCCTGTAGAGCCTATTAGAAACATATCTAAAAAAGTTTTATATGATGCCGGCGTTAAGGTTGAATATGATCAAGACAGAAATGTTATAAGCCATTTTTATCCAATCACAATTAATAAAAAAATTAAAGCTTATAAGAAAAGAATAGTAGCAACTAAAGATTTTAGAGTTGTGGGTAAAGCAGAAGTACCTGAACTATTTAATCAAGTTAATTGCGGTAGATATAAAAATTTAGTTATTACAGAAGGTGAAATAGATTGCTTATCTATACTTGAAATGCTTTCAAAAGCAAAAGCAAAATTTGATGTCGTATCAATTGTTAATGGTGCCCAAAGTGCCAGAAGAAATATTGCATCTAATTTAGACTTTATTAATAAATACGATAAAGTATTTTTAGCATTTGATAATGATGAACCTGGAATTGCTGCTGCAAATGATGTAGCCCATATAATTAAACCTGGCAAAGCGCATATTGTTGCTAGCGCATATAAAGATGCAAACGATGCTTTATGTAAAGAACAATCAGAAGCATACCTTTCTCATGTTTGGGGTGCTAAAGTTTATAAGCCGGATAATTTTGTTAGTGGCGAAAAAATTTGGGAAGCATTTAAAGAAAGATCCACAGTTAAATCTGTTCCTTATCCTGATTGCCTTAAAGGCTTAAATGATAAATTATTTGGAATGAGATTAGGTGAAATTACCTTATTTACATCTGGTACAGGTTCAGGTAAATCAACAGTTGTTAAAGAAACAATATTAAATTTGCTAGAAAAATCTGATACTAAAATAGGGCTAATATCATTAGAAGAATCTATTGGAGATACTGCAACAAAGCTTATTGGTATGTCTATTAATAAAAATATTAGAATGCCTGGTGATGTTAGCGATGAAGAAGCTAGAAAAGGTTATGAAAAAGTATTTGGTGATGAAAGATTAATATTGTTAGACCACCAAGGATCGGTAGCTGATACTTCTTTATTAGATAGGATTGAATATTTAGCGGCTTTAGGTTGCAGCTATTTAATTCTTGATCATATTACAATTGCTGTTAGTGAAGGCGTTGATGGATCAACAGGTAATGAAGCTATTGATAAAGTTATGTCTTCTTTATTAAAAATTGTTAAAAGGTATAATATTCATTTAACTTTAATATCTCATTTAAGAAAAAGTTCTGGAGATGGTAAGTCATTTGAAGAAGGTGTTATGCCTAATTTAGATTCTATAAAAGGATCTGGAAGTATAAAACAAATAAGCTTTGACATTATAGGTTTTGCTAGAAACATGATGGCAATTGAAAAATCTGATAGAAATATAGTTAAATTTGCTGTGTTAAAGTCTAGATTTAGTGGTGATACAGGTATGTGTGGACAAGCAATTTATAATGTAGACACAGGAAGATTAAATTACAATGAAAGTAATTTAGCTTTTAAAG